TAGGCCTGAGAGGCTCCGCTAATGTTGAGGTTATCTCGGCGATTAATCGTCGAGTCACCCCCAGCATCGTAAATGTGTGGTCCCATCGAGTGTCTCGATTCACTTTAAAGAGTTTCTTCCCACGTAGGAACCCCGCGGCGGCATCGGCAACAAAGTCGATGACGGCGCGGGGTGCCCACAAGGAACACTCTTTAAAGAAAAATCGAGTCTGAAGACTCGATGGGAGTGTGCTCTCACCAAGTCTTAGAGGCGAGTATTGGTAGTCTCGGTTATGGGACTCGAGAATTTGGTCAATGACCTTCTCGAGTTCCCTACCTGCCTGCTCAAGGGATTTTGATCTCCCTTGAACAGGCTTGTAGCCAAGACCCCATGTCGCCTCTAAGACCCTACCTGCAATCAACTCCAAGGAATCCTTGGAGTTGATCCAACCCTTTCCTTCGAGGTCTCTCTTGGCCCCTATGAGTTGACGAAAGTTCCCGTACTCAACAGGAACCAACTCATAGTGGTCAATTAAGACCTCGAGCCTCTTAAAGAACTTTTCCATCTTAGAGAACGCAACTTCCACGAGTCCAAGGATCTCGGGATAGCGTCCGTCTGAGAGGGAACAGTTCCAAATTGAGGCAAGGCGGCTCCTAAAGATCACAAACTTGAGAGAATGATCATCTCTTAAGAGAACTTTAAGAGCCTTCTTGTGACGGGAAGGAAGACGAACACGGCCTGTTGGGGATGTAAAACCCCAACCGCCGTACTGCCGAGGAACCGTGACAGGAATCTTCAGGAGAATACATCTCCTGATGATGTCAAAGTTCCTTAGGAGAGACCACTGAAGGATACCATCCTTCATACTCTCTAAGGGGCCTACTAGGTAGGTAACCGCCTTAGAGATTGTCTCCCCACGGTAGAAAGTCGGATTCTCGAACTTTCCATCCGGAAGGTTGTTCTCGTGCTCTATGAGCATGCGTAACTTGGGTACTTCAATGTACTCAAGTCGCGAAGTGTATGGAATCTCTGTGAAGAAAGCAATCTCAGAGGACTCAAAGTGAGAGCCCGCTGAGATCATTCCTCCACAGAGAGACATATACTTCTCATAGAGACGGAACAACTTCGGATCGTGGAACATGGTCAAGTTGTCATCCCCGCAGAAAACTGCGGGGATCGTTAACTTCCCGATCATGTCCGCGGTGGGATCACCTCCCATGAGGGCCCCCGCAGAATAATAGGCCTCTTCAGCCACAGCGAGTGCAAACTCGTTGATGATCTCAAGAAAGGCCCAATTTGCGGGGTTCCCCATGGGGGTCCCACGGAGTCCGAGAATCCTCGTCTTATCAGGTAGGATGTAGTCCTGTGGACAGAATACAAACC